GTACTTAGGTAAAACCAGAGGAATTGATATGACTGCAAATGCAGCTTCAACCGGAACTGCTCAGGGCGACAGAAGTGGATTTACTTTGACTTTTACTGGTTCTGAACCAGCATTAGCACCAAGTGTAACTTCAGTTGTTGCTTTAGCTTTAGAAACTCCAGGATCTTAATTTTTCATAGTAGTGTTTAGGTGAGCCGCTGATCATTTGGTCAGCGGTTTTTTTATTTTGTAAAATTTACATCAATTTGCTATATAGTGGTATATGATTAGGTTAACCAAGGGACAAACACATTTAGTTATATTGACATTAACTGAAAAGCAGTTATTGACTAACCCGAATTATTTATTTGTATTCACAAATCGAAGCGCAAATACAGAGATAAAATTTGTGAGGTTAAACAATACGGATTTAAGCGTTTACAAGGATCGGTATAACGAGTTTAGCATTGTTACAAATACTAATTTTTCGACTGCTTTAAATGGTCAGTACGATTATGTTGTTTATGAACAAGCAAGTCCAACAAACACTAATCCTGCTGGATTAAATGCTTTAGAATCTGGGATTATGGAATTAGTAGGAACTGCTTTTGAGTTCACAGAATATACAACAACAGACACTTACAAAATAAGACAATAATGGATCTAAGAGTAGTGACATTTGCTGAAGCAAGGCAACCAGAATTTAAAGAAAAGAAAGGCGAAGGGTACATTCAGTACGGAGATCGCAACGATTACCCGAATTATTTAGTTGATCTTTTCAATAAGTCTGCCAAGCATAATGCGATCATTAAAAGCAAGGTGCATTATATTTCAGCAAATGGCTGGAAAGGTAGCGAGGCAGCAGAGCAATTCATTGAGAAAGTCAATCGGATGGAAAGCCTTAACGATTTGACAAGGAAAGTATCATTGGATGCGGAATTATTCGGCGGTTATTATTTAGAAATTATTTTTTCAGCGACCGGGCAGTTATCAGAAATCTGGCATTGTGATTATACCAAGATCAGAACTAATAAGGACAATACTCAATTTTGGTATAAAGAGGAATGGAGTGATAGGATGGAAAAGCCGCAAGTTTATCCAGCGTTTAATCCTGCTAATCCATTCGGAAAACAAATCCTTTATGTTAAGGAATACAGACCGAATATGGGGTTTTATTCTTTGCCTGGTTACTTCGGTGCGCTTAATTACATTGAATCAGATATTGAAATTTCTAAGCATGTTCTTGGCAATGCTCAGACTGGATTTAGCGCAAGTAAACTTATTACCTTACCAAATGGAGAGCCTTCAGATGAGGAGAAACGTAACATTGAAAAACGTTTTACAAATAGATTTTCGGGATCTGATGGCAAGAAGTTTATTTTAGCTTTTGTAAACGATAGCGCGAGAAAGCCAATAGTTGACGATCTGGGAACTTCGGATATTACTAAAGAGGATTTCGGGCGTGTAGATTCATTGATTCAGACTAATATATTCAGCGGTCATCAGATCACAACTCCTTCCATTTTCGGTATTGCTGAGGCTGGAAAGCTGGGTTCACGTTCAGAGATGCGCGATGGTTACGAGATATTCAAAAATACCTATGTCAATAGTAAGCAGATGCACTTAGAAAGTGTTTTCAATATGCTATTTAAATATCGTGGTATTGCAGAACCTGAGTTGAGTATTATACCTACTGAGCCTATCGGTTTCGAGTTTACAGAAAACTTGCTTAAAGAAATCGCACCGAAGGAGTGGTTGTTAGAGAAGGCAGGAATTGATATTTCAAAGTACGAGCCAGTAGTTCAACAAGCGCAATTCTCAGACGATTTTAGCGCATTTTTTGAGTTCGGTGAAGCAAAGGATAAATTTCATATTTGGAAGCAAAAGGAAAGGTTTAATGATGACTCAGAGCATCAAATGTTTGCAGAGGTAAGCCAATTACAAGCTAATGTTTTGGACTTAATGTCAAAAGATAAGCGCATTACTGCTGATGTTTTGGCAACAACTTTAGATCAAAGCGTTGATACTATTAATTTGGTAATTAAATCGCTGGTTGAAAACGGATACGTTCAAGTCAATCAGTATGCAATCGGCGAGGGTATTGATGAAAACGTAATTACAGAGCATATCTTGACAGAACCATTGGGCGATATTCTGGTAAAGATTCAGCCGCAGACTAAAGAGATTTTAATTCGTTATTCATACGAGTGGAAACAAGGATTTAACAACACAGATAAGAAAACAAGCAGACCATTTTGTGTGGCTTTATTGGAAGCTGATAAGATGTATTCACGTTCCGAGATTGAAGGACTAAGTGCGAGATTAGGTTATTCAGTTTGGGATCGGAGAGGCGGTTGGTACACAGATCCAGATACAGACAAACATAGTCCGAGTTGCAGACACAAATGGGTTTCTAATATAGTGACAAGAAAATGAGCAAGAACACATTATTTATTTCCGTTCAATCAATCAAAGATAGAACTGGGTTACATGCAAACGTAGACGAGAAATTGGTTCTGCCTGAGATTAAGACTGCGCAGGACATGTATATTCTCCCGGCATTAGGTTCGGCTTTATACAACGAATTGCAGACTGCGGTTGATACTGCGACATATACTCAGCTTCAAACAACTTTGCTTGATGATTATATAGTAGATTGCTTGATTTATTTCGTGATGTCTGAGTTGCCACAAGGATTATCGTTTCAATTTTACAATAAAGGACTTTTACGCAAGACTGGCGAGAATCAGGAATCGCCTTCAATGCAGGACATGATTGATGTGGCAAATAGATATAAAGCGAGAGCCGAGTTCTATAAGCAGCGATTGATTAAATACCTAAAGCAGAACAATGCTTTATATCCTAATTATCTGAATTTTGGTTCTGGGATTGATTCAATCAAACCAGATAATGAAGGTTACACGGTTAGCATGTATCTGGGCGATGCTTGTTGCAATGATGATTATACGGATGATGGTAAGCGCAGGAAAACTTTTGAGGAACGTTATCAATGAAATATAGGATGTTGTTAAATGAGCAAGGAAGTTAATTTCAAAAATCAAAATAAGCTGAAAGTTTATTTAGAAAAATCTAAGAAAAATGACACTAAATCAGATAGTAAAAGAGTTAACAACGATAGGAAACGATCACGAGCAAATTAATTTTGTTTATTTCGGCGATGTATGGGAGAGGTTGAGCAATGGTGAGGTTACTTACCCGGCTATGTTTTTTACTTTGACTGGTGCAACCTTTGGTGCTAAGGACATAGGTTATTCTTTTAGCATGTACTTTATGGATAGAATGCTGATGGAAGAAACAAACGAAACGGAAGTTTTATCGGACATGACTCAAGTCGCTGGGGATATAGTTGCACAGTTGCGATATCCGGAAGATTATTCAATCGTGACTTGGACGCCTAATGTAAGTATGCCGCTTAGTTTTTTTACTGAGAGTGATCCTGATTTATTGGCTGGTGTTAAGTTAGATACTACCTTAACAGTACCTTTCTTAAATGATAGATGTCAAGTACCTTCAAATTATCAATTTTAAATGGAATCGAAAAAAATAAACCAGTTAGCAACTGAATTATCTCCTGCGCTGGATGACTTGACAATAATAGGGGATCCGACAACCGGGATAAGTAGAAAGATTACGCTATCTCAGATGGCTTCTTTATTTACTGGAACTGTTGAGGAGTATGCCAGTCTTGCGGCTTTCCCTTTGGTGGGTGCTACTGATACTATTTACATCGCTTTAAATACTAATATTATTTATCGCTGGAGTGGTAGTGCTTATGTTGAGTTATCGCCAAATATTGTTTCGTCTTTGGTTTTTAGTGACGCAAATGGATTTGATGGCACGATTACTTTAGTCGGTTCGGTTGCAACATTATCCATAACTACTGCATTGACTTTGGGATCCTTGCCTTTTATCGGCGCTTCGGGTGCATTAACTCAGGACAATGCTAATCTGTTTTATGATGATACTAACAATAGATTAGGTATTGCGACTAATGCGCCAACAACTCCGCTTGATGTTTTCGGTTCTGGGATTATCGCAAGGATAAACGGAACTTCTACAAATAATGCATTTTTAGGATTCGCAAGTGCTGGGACAAATAAATGGTCGGTTGGAAATGTGCAGTCTGATAATAGATTCAGAATTTTTAGCGAGGCAAATAGTGCTGAATTAGTTTCTGTTTTGCAAACTGGAGAGTTTGGAATCGGTATTGCGAACCCAACTACAAAACTACATATTGATGGTGGCGCAACTGCGCTAATTGCAAACTTAGATGCAAACGTATCTGTTGCAAAAAGTTTATCATTTCGTTCAGATAATTCCAATCGTATAAACTTAGAGGTAAGCGGAACAGAATCAGGATCCAATGCTGGTGCTGATTTCTTTATCAGAAGATACTCAGATGCTGGTGCATTGATTGATACGCCTTTGACAATTACACGATCGACTGGTAATGCAACTTTTACTGGTATTTTAATTACGCCGCAAGTAAAAGCTGCAACAAGTGCAGGATTAAGTATCAATGCAAATAGTGGAACACAAGTGGCAGATTTTGGTGCAGGTGGTAGTGCTAATATTACTTTTTTTGGAGGATTAAGTGGTACAAGTGCTACGTTTAGTGGGAATATAGGAGTAGGTGGTGGAACTCCATCTATATTTAGTCCTTATTCAGTTGCATCGTTTGGTAGTTTATCAACAACAAATAATGGAATTACAATAGCAAGTAGCTCAGCTGGTGGCGGTTACATTGAATTCGCAGATGGAACAACTGGCAATCAAGCATATAGAGGTTATATATATTATAACCATGTTACAGATGCTCTTGGTTTTGCAACCGCAGGAACAGATAGAGTTTCAATTACATCAGCTGGTGTATTGACTGGTACATCTGCTTCTTTTGTCAATTCGGTAGCAGGATATAATACATTATTAGTTCGTAACACATCAACAGCAACAAATGCCGCTGCTTCTATTGATTTAGGAAATGATGTACAAGCATTTCGAGGGGAACTTGTGATGAACTCATCAACATATACGCCAAGTGGTATTTATCAACCAGATGGCTTGTTGCTTTATTCGGGAGGTGTAGGTGGTACTACTATTGCATCAAATAATGCAAGTGGCAATATTAGAATGTATGCAGGGGGTAATCTTGCTGCAACCATCACATCAGGTGGTGACGTAGGCATTGGGATTTCAACTCCTCAATTATCTGCTGCAGGTAGGAGAGTATTAGATATTAACGGAACAAGCACAAGTCTGATAGCGCTAAGTAGCGGAGGAACTTATAAATCTTATTTGTTTAATGATGGAACTAATTTAACAATAGAATCAGCCTCTCTTATATTATCAACATCATTTACAGACCGTTTAGTCATTTCAGGTTTAGGGGTAGTAAAAATAGGAAACCTTGCAGGTGCTGGAAGTAGAACAGTAACTGCTGATGCAAGTGGAAATTTATCAGCTGCATCTGATTCAAGATTAAAACAAGAAGATTTAGGGCATAAAATTGAAGGACTATCTGAAATTCTAAAGATACAACCACGAGCATATAAGTGGTTATCTGATATTGAAAACAAAGGCGAAAATGCAACTACTGAAATAGGTTTCTTTGCAAATGAAGTTTCTGAAATAATTCCAAGTGCCGCACCAAAAGGGAATGATGGTTATTATGGATTTTATGACAGAGCAATTATAGCAGCATTAGTAAAATCAGTACAAGAATTATCAGCAAAAATTACACAATTAGAAAAAAATTAAAATGAAAAATATTAAGCCAATCTCTATATGGGATAAAGGAGTAGTTCAACAAGCAACATTATTAAATACTTGTGCAGTTAACGTACAATTAAATGAATCAGCTAATTTTTGGTGGGGATTATATAGTAGAGTTGATGGTCAAATAGGTAATATGCTATCTTCAGGAAATTTTAATATGTCAGGAGAGGATTATGCTCAATGGAATAATGATACCTTTGCTTGGGAATGGGTAGCAAAACAACTTAATTTAACTATTGTTGGCGATTATGTTCCGCCAGTAGTTGAGGAAGTTACAACAGAAACACAACCCAATAATTAACTATATTTGTAATAAAAACAACCCTATGAAAACTGAAGTACAAACAGAACCAGAAACAGAAGTACAAAAAGAACCAACACAAATTCAAACTTTAAAAGTAGAATTGGCAGTCCAAGAGTGGGAAGCAGTATTGGCAGTCATTGAGCAGTCAACATCTCCGCACATTCAAGTTAAGGCAGTTGCCGCAGAATTAGTAAAACAATTACAACCGCAAATTAAAAATGACAAATAACAACGCTGATTTAGCGACCATAGTTTCCGTATCAGGCGCAATGCTAAGTATTGCCGACATACAACCGATAGTTACAATGTTGGCTTCTCTGGTCGCTATAATCAGTGGAGTATTTGCCATTAGGTATTACATCAAAGCAACTAACAAAATCAAATGAAAGCAGAAGAAATCGAATTTATTGAATCAGAGGTTAAGGTTAACCTAATGCCAGAAATTAAGAAAGCAGTTCCCGGTGTTTTATCTTGGGTTTTGCGCGTAGTGTTCCCAAAGTTGGAACGCAAAATCATTGACTTTGTGATTGGAATGGTAG